TATTTAATATTTAATATTTAATATTTAATATTTAAATATTTTATTTAATATTATTTTATTTTGTTAAAAATAATGGAACAGTTAAAATAGAAATAATAGATGTTGCATATAGTTTTTTAACTGTGCTATTTGAAAATTTAATATATATTAAACTTAAATCCATTGTACCATTTGTTGAAAAATAAATCCAAAGTAATTTTATTGTTAATGCAATAAATGAATGATAATTTGTAATTTTTATTAATGGTGGATTATAATAAATATAAATACATGGTAAAGTATGTAAAATAAAATTTCCACTATGGAATTCAATAAAATTACAATTTATTTTTTTTCTTATTCTTATAAATGCATTATTATCATAAATAATTCCACTATGAAATGTTACAAAAATAGTCCAAGTCCAACAACAATTAATACAATAAAAATTTATAAAATTATTATAATAAATATTAATTAAAAGAGCCAAAATATTCCAATGCGTAAAACTATTAAGTTTTATATTTTTATTATAAATTTTTACCATTTATAGTATAAAAAATAAATATATATAATAATTATAAAATTGATATATTTTTAAATAATATTAAAATATATTAATAATAAATTTATAATATTAATGTTATCAAATAAGAAGCCAATTATTATTTCTTTTGATGGTAATATTGGTTCTGGTAAATCATGTGCTGTAAAATATTTTAAACAAAATTTTGAAAAGTTTTGCAATCTTAAAACATATCATTATAAAGTTTGCTTTTTAGATGAACCAGTAGAACAATGGGAATTTATTATTGATGTAGAAGATGGTAAAAATGCTATTCAAAAATTCTATGAAAATAATGAAAAATATTCATTTCCATTTCAAATGATGGCTTATATTAGCAGATTAAGTTTATTTAAAGAAGCATTAAAAAAAGATTATGATATTATTTTTACAGAAAGGTCTATGTTTACTGATAAAAATGTATTTGCACAAATGCTTTATGATAATAAAAAAATGAATACTATTGAGTTTCAAATTTATTTAAAATGGTTTGATGAATTTTTAGAAACTATTAATAATATCAAAACAGTTTATATTCGCACTAGTCCTGAAATTTGTGAAAAAAGAGTATTAAAACGTTCACGTCTTGGAGAAAATATTCCACTTCAATATTTAAAAGATTGTCATTATTATCATGATAAATGGTTAAATGACCCTTCTAAAATTGAACAAGGAAATGTATTAGTAATTAATGGAAATGAAGAAACAAATACTAGTGTATTTATAAATAATAAATATTATGAAGAATTAATGGAAAAAGTCTATAAGTTTATGAATTAAGTAAGGTGTCTCAGGTTTGGTTATAATCCTTTTTATTATTAATTTTTTTAATTTTAAAAAAATATATATTAAAATAATTTAAAAAATTAATAATACTTTAAAATATAATTATATGGATTCAGGTGTTGAAAGTGTTACTACAAATGTTGAAACTTATGCGTTTCAGGCTGAAATTAATCAATTAATGTCTCTTATTATTAATACATTTTATTCTAATAAAGAGATTTTTTTACGTGAATTAATTTCAAATTCTTCAGACGCATTAGATAAAATTCGTCATCAATCACTTACAAACCAATCTGTATTAGATAGTAATAATGAATTATATATTCGTCTTATTCCAGATAAAACAGAAAATAGTCTAACTATTGTAGATTCGGGTATTGGTATGACTAAAAATGATATGATTACTAATCTTGGTACTATTGCTCAGTCAGGTACAAAAGGTTTTATGGAGGCAATGCAGGCAGGTAGTGATGTAAATATGATTGGTCAGTTTGGTGTTGGGTTTTATTCAGCATATTTGGCTGCAGATAGAGTTGTTGTAACTTCTAAACATAATGATGATGATCAGTATATTTGGGAGTCAAGTGCTGGTGGTTCTTTTACTGTTAAAAAAGATGAAAGTGGTGAATCTCTTGGACGTGGAACAAAGATTACTTGTTATTTAAAAGAAGACCAACTTGAATATTTACAAGAAAGTCGTCTAAAAGAACTTGTTAAAAAGCATTCTGAATTTATTAACTATCCAATTAATCTTTATGTAGAAAAAACAACTACAAAAGAAGTAGAAGAAGATGAAGAAGAAGAAGATACTTGTGAAAAATGTGATGATGTAAAAGAAACAAAAAAAGATGATGATGAACCTAAAATTGAAGATGTTGAAGAAGATGAAGAAGAAAAAGCAGAAGAAACAAAACCTAAAAAAACAGTAACAGAAGTACATCATGAATTTGAATTACTAAATAAACAAAAACCAATTTGGACTAGAAAGCCAGAAGATGTAACTAGTGAAGATTATGGTTCATTTTATAAATCTCTTTCTAATGATTGGGAAGATCATTTGGCTGTTAAACATTTTTCGGTAGAAGGTCAGCTGGAATTTACAAGTCTTTTATATGTTCCAAAACGTGCTCCATTTGATTTATTTGAAAACAAATCTAAAAAAGCAGGAAATATTAAACTTTATGTGCGTCGTGTGTTTATTACTGATACTTGTGAAGAACTTGTTCCAGAATGGTTAAGTTTTGTAAAGGGAGTTGTAGATTCTGAAGATCTTCCATTAAATATTTCTCGTGAAATGTTACAGCAAAATAAAATTCTCAAAGTAATTAAAAAAAATCTTGTTAAAAAATGTATTGAATTATTTGGAGAAATTAAAGAAAATAAAGACGACTTTGTAAAATTCCATGAACAGTTTGGTAAAAATATTAAACTTGGAATTCATGAAGATTCTGCTAATCGTGAAAAACTATCTGATTTACTAATGTTTTATTCTACTAAATCTGGGGATAATATGGTAACATTTAAAGAATATGTTGAAAAAATGAGTGAAGAACAAAAATCTATTTATTATATTACAGGTGAATCACGTAAAGCAGTAGAAAATTCTCCTTTTATTGAAAAATGTAAAAAACGCAATTATGAAGTTCTTTATTTAACAGATCCAATCGATGAATATTGTGTTCAGCAACTTAAAGAATATGATGGAAAATCATTAGTATGTGTTACTAAAGAAGGACTTAAATTTGAAGAAAGTGAAGAAGAAAAACAATCCTGGGACCAACTAACAAAAGAATTTGAGCCTTTTACAAAAAAAATAAAAGAACTGCTAGAAAGTAAAGTAGAAAAAGTAGTATTAAGTGAACGTGTAGTAGATTCTCCTTGTGTTCTTGTTACCGGTGAATTTGGTTGGTCAGCAAATATGGAACGTATTATGAAAGCTCAGGCTTTACGTGATAATAGTATGAGTTCTTATATGATGTCTAAGAAAACTATGGAAATTAATCCATCACATAGTATTATTAAAGAACTAAAGCAACGTTTTTCAAAAGATCCTGGTGATAGTACATTAAAAGATATTGTAAATTTAATGTTTGAATCTTCATTAATTAATTCTGGTTTTAGTCTTGAAGATCCATCAATTTTTGTAAATCGTATTAATAATATGATTAAACTTGGACTATCGTTAGATGATGATGATGATGATAGTGAAGATGATGAGCCAAATGCAAAAGTAAATATTAGCGATGAAACATTAGATACAGAATCTATTAAAGCTGAAGTATTAGAAGCAATTAAAACAGATAAAAAAGATGATGTTGTAGAAGAAGAATCAAAAATGGAAGAAGTGGATTAGTTAAGGAAACCCAGGTTTCCTTATGATCCTTCCTTTATAACATAACATTGTGATGGCATTTTTTATATAAAACAAATATAAAAAATGTAATGTGAATTAAAATGAAACCCAGATTTCCTTTAATTAAGATTGACTCATAAATCCGCCATCAAATAGAATTTTCTCTATTGTATAATATGTAGCATTTGTAACTTCATAAATATGGTTTGTATATGCATTATAAACTTTATATTTATAATCTATAATTTTAAAATTCATCAATATTAAATTGTCTGTTAAATGGTGTGAATTTCTTATAAATTTGTGTGATAATACTTGCGAATATTTTGCATAAAGTTTATAAATATGAATTATGTATGACCTATTATTGGTTACATATTCAAAATATTTAAAACGTGTAAAATCATCATTATCGTATGCCCCAAAAATATCACAACTAAATTTTTTTAATTTATTAATCATTATGACTTCTATAGTTTTCAATCTTTGTTTATGATAATATTCTTGTCTAATATTATGTAAAATTATGTATTGAATATCATCTGGTAATTTTGCATAAATGTTATTGATTGTTTTTCGTTGTTTATAGCTGCGATAATATGCTTGAATAATAATAGCATATTTTATAAAATAATTTATTAATAATACGTTGTGTGATCTATTATGAAACCAGCAAAAATAATTATTATTATATTTGTATAATATTTTATGTTTATTTTTACAAGTTTTCCCATTTATTTTTTTACATTGACATCTTTTTGGCTTATTAAATGTTGTTCCAATTATAGTATCATTCATTATTGCTATATAATTTATTATTAAATATAATTATTTAATAATAAATTTTCAATTTTTATTTAATAATTATAATTTACACATAAAAAGTAAGTTTATTTGATATTTTTATGTTTTTACCTGTAAAATCACCTGTTCCAATATTAAGTGAAGTATCATTAGTTTTCCATTCCGAATCGGCTTTACTATAAATAAATTGTTTAGATGTTCCATCTGTAAAACTAATATCTATACCTGCATTTGGTGAGTTTTGTGCGGCATTTAATCTTATACGATTATCTGAAATGTCTACTATTGTTGAATTTATAGTTGTTGTGGTCCCTTGTACGCTTAAATTGCCTGCAATTATTAATGTTCCTGTATCGTCTCCGTGTGTTGCTGGATCTATAGTCATATTAGACGGGCCTTTAATATCGCCTGTCAAAGTTAAGTTAGTAATCCCAGATAAATCACCTGTATTTAATGTTGCTGTTCCATCTGTAAATGATCCACCTGTAATAAGACCTGAAGCAGTTATTTTATTAGCACCTGTTAAATTTGTTTCTATTATTTTTAATCCACCCGAAAAATCTATATTTCCGAAAGAAACATCTGAATATTCATTTAATAAATTAGCAATTTTTTTTTTAGATTTCCAATCATTATTTATTGTTGGTTTATATATTTGATTCATGTTTTTTTGGGGAATATTAGCAGTTCTTGTTAAAATATTAGAGTATTTTTGCCAATCTTCTAATTTTATCTCACTCAAAGATGTAAATTGGGTGCCTAATTTGTTGTTTACATCAATGCGAGATTCATTTGAATCAATTATAGGATTAACTCCATCATAAATTCCACTTGGTATAATTTCAGTATTTCTTTCCATAATAATTAAACCACCTGTTTCTTCATCTATACCTAATTTACTTTTATCACCTATAAAAATAGAATTATCAGCAACATATAAATCTCTTACTTTATATTCAGCACTACCGATATCAAATGTATCATTTGTTGTGGGTATTAAATGTGATGAATAGTTTATTGTATTATTACTATTGGAAGCATTTAAAGTTCCACTAATATCAACATTATTAAATGATGCGTCTCTATTGTCTAGAAAAACATTTCCTAAACTTGTATTTACTGTTTGTATTATTCCATCCATAGATGGAATGTAAAGTTCTTGTGCCATAAAACAATTTATATTATTATCATCATAACCAACAACACCACTTGAAGTATCTATATTATTACCATCATCATATATTTTATATTTTAAATAATAACTAATATTTGCAGAACTATCTGGACTATCTACATAATCAAAATTGTAAATTCCATTTTGTATTGTACCAAATACACTTCCGAAAGACATATCACTAAATAAAGCTATTTCGGTACCATCTATAACACGTAATAATTGAAAACTTATTAATTGTTCACTTTCAGCGGACGCAATATAACTGATTTTACCATGTAAAAATACTTTTGAATAATTTGAGGAAGGACTATAATTAACAATATAACCAGAACCACTCAAATCAATCCATGTATTTCCTGTTTTTGTTAAATTAGTTAATAAATCAGTATGAGATACAAATGCATAGTTATTATATGTATTTGGAATCTTTACAGAAGAATTATCTGTTTGTAAATCATTTGCAAAAACAGCATTACCATAAACTCTTAGATTATTTGATACATCTAAATATGTTGTATTTACTAAACCACCAGATACATTTAAATTAATGTTATTATTATCTGAAGCAGTTAAATTTAAGTTATCACCACCAATTGATTGTAAATTATATGCATGAATTTTCCAACTTTTAGAATCATTATTTAAATTATGGATAACCTTTGCCATTTATATATATATAAAAAATAAAATAAAAAATACAAAAAATTAAAATAATGATTCTAAAAGTTGGAAAATTAATAAAAAAATATATAATAATATATTACATGCAATAATGTATGCAAATTGTAACATAATAAACCCAAAAAATAGACATTTATTTACTTTTATTATGTTACACCCGATGCAATGTGATTCAAATTATTTCAATGATTTTTTAGAATATTTTGAGAGAATACATAAAGCAAAATATTTATATGATTCTATTAAATTTATATTTCCTGAATCACCAATTATGGATATAGATTATCCAAAAAATAAACAATATAATGTAAAATCTTGGTATAATTATTATACTTGTTATGATAATTTAAATAAAATAGATAAAATAAATGTGCAAGATTTTGAGAGAAGCAGTGAAAGAATTATAAATATTGTTTTTAATGAAGCATTTATATTAAATAAATTCAAGTCTATTTATTTATTTGGTGTCTCTCAGGGAGGTACATTATTATTCAATATTTTGAATAAATTACCACGACCTGTTGGTGGTATTTATTGTATAAAAACAATTTATATGGATAAATATATAAAATTAAAAAATAATAAAAAAACTCCACTATTTATTTTTTGTGGCATGAGAGACATAATATATAATTACAAATTTCAAAAAATTTGTTATGAAAAATTAAAAAAAAGAAAATATAATATAAATTATACTATTATTAGTAATTTGGACCATCATAGTATAAGTAATTATGAACATAAATTTATAATACATAATTTTATAAATAATTTATATGCAAATAAATTGTAAATTTAATAAATTTACAAAAATATTTAGGATAAATATTTTTAATATTTAACTATTATAATGGTAACTTGTAATAGTTTAATTAGCAAATATAATTTAAATAAAGAAAATATTAAAAAATGGTTACTTGCTAATCATCCAGATAAAAAAGACCATCCTGACAAAAATCATAGTGTTACAATAGATGAATATAATACTATTATTGAATGTTATAGAGAAAATAAAATAAATAAAACTTTTAAAAATGAAATAAAGAAGGAAAATAAAAATACAAAAAAAAATCGTGCAAAAATTTTTAGCTGTATGCGTAAAACAGCAAATTTCGGTAAAATATTGAATCATCATAAATTTGATAAACAATCTTTTAACCAAAAACAATTTTTAGATGATTTAGAAGAAGCGTCTCCAAAAATTATACAATTAATGAAAAATATTGAAATTTTAGATGCATTAGACCAAAAAAATCACGGAAAAAAATTTAAACATTTCATTTTTTCCGATGTAAAAGAAGGCGGATATGGTGCTAAAATATTAGCATCCGCTTTTATGGCAGCTGGTTTTCATAATGTTGTTAAAGCCCGAAAAATACCAAAAGTAACAAAATTAAAATTATATATAGATTCTAAAGACGGAACAGATAAAAATTTTGGATTATTATCTTCAAATGCAATATATGGTTCTACATTTAATGAAAAAGTTAAAAAAGAATTATTAACATTATTTAATAGTCGACCAAATAACATTTATGGGAAAAAAATACGTTTTATAATATTTGATAGCGGATTCAAAGAAGGCATTGACCTCTTTGATGTTAAATATGTTCATATATTTGAACCATCTATGACTATTGCAGATTTAAAACAAACAGTAGGTCGTGCTACTCGTACTTGTGGACAAAAAGGATTAGAATTTCAACATGGAAAAGGTTGGCCTCTTTATGTATATAATTATTATTTAACAGTTCCAGATATTACTACCAATACTTTTGCATCTAGTAAATTTTTAACATATAATATAACAGATACAAAGAATGATGAAAAAGATGAAGATATTTTAATATTTAGAGATATTGAAAAATTAAATGATGCAACAATGCTTTATAGTGAATTTGATAAAGCAATGAATAATTTAAGTAAACAATTATTTGAATTAGCACCACAATTTGCAGTAGATTATAGTCTTACAAAAAATATGCATAATATTGAAGATTTAAATACACAATTTATGGAAAAAGATTTTTATTTAACAGGTGGTGCAAAAGATGTATTTAAAAAAATTAACAAAAAATCTAAATATTATAAAATAGATTTTGTCAATTGTAAAGGTAAATGTGGAAATAGAAGTAGTAATGATGTTCCAATAAGTCTTGATTTTATGAAACGTGTATATAAAAAATATAAGCATCCAAATAAAAATATACCAAAAAATAATCAACGTAAAGCATTATGTGAATATATGTCATTAAATCAAGACTATTGTAGACAATTAAATTATGAATGGTCTTTACGTTATGCATATATTCCTGAAATTGTTGAAAAAAAAACACAAAAAACTATAAAAAATAAATTAGATGATTTAGATTTAAATGGAGGTATTGAAGAACCAATTGATGTTAATTATGACTTAGTCGATTATGAAGGAAAAAAAGAATCTTCAGTTAAAACACTCCATACTAATCCAATGATACCAAATACTAAATTAAGTTTTATTGCAATGAGAAATTTTATTAAAACAAAATATAATTCAAAAGATTATATTTGGGAATCATTAAGCATTGAAAATAAATGTATTCCAAAACCAGGAGAGAAACCACCTGCTGCACACGAAATTGAACTTAATCCAACGCAGAAATTTATTACTAACTATTTTTGCCCCCAATCTCCATATAAAGGAATGTTATTATGGCATTCAGTTGGGACTGGAAAAACATGTACAGGGGTTGCAACAGCATCTATGAGTTTTGAAAAAGAAGGTTATAGTATATTATGGGTTACGCGTACTACACTTAAAAGTGATGTATGGAAAAATATTTTTGATCAAATATGTCATGCTGTTTTAAAAGAAGAAGTAAAATTAGGACTTACATTACCTGAAAAATTAAACGAGCGCAAAAAGTTTTTGAGTAAAAATTGGTTAGAACCAATATCATATAAACAATTTAGTAATTTATTATTAGGAAAAAATAAAAATTATGAAATATTAAAACAACGCAACGGTGCAAGTGATGTTTTAAAAAAAACGCTTATTATTATAGATGAGGCACATAAATTATATGGCGGAGACTTAAAAGCAATTGAAAGACCTGATACTAATGTTATGGAAAATTTAATAATGAATAGTTATAAAAAATCAGGAAAAGATTCATGCAAATTATTATTAATGACTGCAACACCATTCACTAATAGTCCTATGGAATTATTTTCATTAGTTAATTTATTTGTTACCAATGAATCTGAAAAAATAACTACAGACAAAGATGAATTTAAAAAACAATTTATGACATCAGCAAATATATTAAGTGAAAATGGTGTCAAAAATTTAGCAAATAAATTATCTGGTTATATTAGTTATTTAAATCGCGAAAAAGATCCTACACAATTTGCACAACCAATTATGATAAATGTTCCAGTATTAATGAATTATATAGATGATGAGAATATAAGACAAGTTATATATTTAAAGAAACAATTGGCAAAAGTTGACCAAAGTGTATTGGAACAAATTAAGATTTTAAAAAACAAAATAAAAGAATTAAAAAAAAAATTTAAAGAAAAGAAAGCACAAGCAAACGAATATAAAAAAACAAAAAAGAATAAGCCAGAAATAGATGCTGTAGATGAAGAAGTAGAAAAATTAAAAGAATTAATTGATAAATTTGAAGAAGAATTGGAAGAAGCAAATACCAATAAAAATACAATGAATGATACTACAAAATTAATGAAAGAAAAATTAAGAACAATTAAAAAATCATTAATACAGGAATATATATTGTTTACAAAGTGTAAAAATTTTAAATATATTGAATCTGGAACACATAAAGTAACGAAAAAAATGCTAAAACTAGTAAGTAATAAAAGTTTTTCTAATTCTCTTGATTCTTCATATGTAAGTTCAAACAAAACTTCATTATCCGAAACATATAATCCAAAAATAAAAACAAAAAAACCACAAACTAAAAAATACTAGTTATTAAATAATTTACTAAATAGATTTAAATATTTATAATATTTATTAATTAACTATTAAATATTATAATGTTTTTGCTACAATTTGATGCGTGTAATCGTGATATATTAGGATTAGCTTCTATAGGATTCGTTTTATATTATGATAATACAGTAGTTTCTAAACAATATTCAATGTTAAATGAAGCCTATGATAGTAATTATGCAGAATATAAAGCATTAATAAGTGCCTTAAAATATGCTTCTAAATTAGAAATTAAAGATTTATATGTTGAAGGAGATGCTAAAATTGTAATAGACCAAATTAATAATAATTGTAATATTAAATATGAACGCGTTAAACCATTACATAAAGAAGTTAATAATTTAAAATCTAATTTTGATTTTATTACTTTTGAACATATTTATAGAAAATATAATACTTATGCGGATTCTCTTGCAAATCAAGCACTAATTGAATATTTAAAATAATTATAATATTTTTTATATTAATTTTTAAAAAATATTATTATCTAATGTTTGAAAGTTTTTCTGCACATTGGGTCTTTTAATGCTTCAGGAAATTTTTTTCCTGTTTTTTTGCAGAAAGCTTTTACGTGCATTATCCATTTTGAAGGACCTTTTTTTCCTTTTCTTGTTCCTTTTTTACCTTTTTTCATTTTATTACCTTTTTTTGTTCTTCTGCTTCCTTTTCTTCCTTTTCTACGTTTTCCACCAAGAGCTGAATATTCAGGTCCACTACTATAGCCTTCTACTTCACTTCCACCACCAATTGACTCTACTGGAGCTTGTTCTTCATTTACACTTGTTCCCATTATTTATAATATATTAATATATTTTAAATTTTTTAAAAATATTAAAATTATATTATATATTATATTATTGAAAAATATAAATGGAAACTAATAATAAAATAAAAGATTCGTGGAAAACTTTATTTACTAAATATAACAATAAATATGAAGCAAAAAATAAATCATTAAATAATATACTTTGTATTCTCAAAAATAGTGAATACAATATTTATCCTAAAGCAGAAAATATATTCAAAGCATTTGAATATTTTGAAACTAATGAAACTAAAGTATTAATATTAGGACAAGACCCTTATCATGGACCTAATCAAGCCACTGGTCTATGTTTTGGAATAAACGAAAATGTGCCAATCCCCCCGTCTCTCAAAAATATTATTAAAGAACTTAAAAATGACCTAAATATTAATTTAACTAATAATAGTTTAGAAAATTGGGCGCAACAAAATATTTTAATGCTTAATGCTTCTTTAACTGTGATTGAAAAAAAACCAAATAGCCAAGCAACTTTATGGTCTAATTTTACAGATTTTATTATAGAAGAATTAAATAAAAACGAAGAACCTATTATTTTTGTAGCTTGGGGTGCATTTGCACATAATAAATTAAAAAATATTGATACTTCTAAACATAGTTTAATTGTTTCATCTCATCCATCACCATTAAGTGTTTATAAAAAATATAAAACTTTTCCATCATTTCAAAATTCAAAATCATTTTCACAAATTAATGAAATATTAGAAAAAAATAAAAAAACTTTAATAAATTTTTAAAATTATTTTTAAATTTTGAGAGAATCAATAAATATTTATTTTAATTTTTTAACTGGAATTATTAAGTCAAAAATAGTTGGTCTTAGTATAAAATTTTTTGTTAAACATTTCTCTATTAATGCTTTATGTAAATTTGGTAATTTACGCATAATATATTTATTACTTGTTATTGCTCTTTTATAACCCATTATATTTGCTGAATTAAAAGGCAAACGATTATGCAATATTTCAAAAACAATTATTCCTACTGCCCATACATCTACTGCAAAACCATTATATAATTTATTATATCTAAATAGTTCTGGCGCCATATAAGGAACAGTTCCGCAAATTGTTTTTAAAGGTTTATCAGCTATTTTTGCAAAACCAAAATCACATATTTTTAATCTATTATTTTCAAAGAGCAAAATATTTTCTGGTTTTAAATCTCTATGTGCAATTTTAAAACTATGAATATATTGTATTGCTTTAATGATTTGTTGAAACATGTTTGTTGCTTCATATATATTGAATTTTCTAAACAAAATATTTATTTTTCTTTTTAAAGTCATATTTCCTAACTCCATTATTAATCTACAGTTTCTTTGTGTATTTAAAGTATTAAATAAATCTACAATAAAATTATCTTTATTTTCTTGATTTAATAGTTTAAATATATTTAATTCATTATTAAATAAAAAAATGGATTGTCTATTATTACGCTTAAACATCTTAATTGCTACGTCCTTTTTACCTTTATTTATTTTATAATTTCCAAGATAAACATTTGAATATCCTCCTTTACCCAAAATATTTTTTAAAATAAGTTTATTTTCATCTCTTTTTTCAGCATCTTTTAATTTAACTAAAAACTGGTCTTCCATATAGTATTATAATAAAAAAAGTAATAAATAAAAAATATATATATTAACTTTATTATATGATAATAAAGTTAATATATATATTTTTTATTCTTAATTTTTAATTTATACTCTAAAACATTATTAGAGTATTTAAAACTTCTTTACCAGTGGAAACGCGTCGTGAATTTCGCATTATTCCAAATCTCAAAGTTAATACCATTAAGATGGTCGCGTTCACCAGTTATTTCATCAACCGGCAAGTACTTGTCTTCGTCCTTGTTCAATATGACCTCTTTTAGCCAAAGTCGCTGAACATCCTTGGGGTATCCAAGACCTTCGCAGTTTGCCTTGAAATCATCTTTTTCAAAGTTCATGAACTTTTCCTTGGAACCACGCTGAGCAGCACTCATGATTGAGCGCTTGATTTTTGCATGGTACTTCTTTGTCAGGAAGTCAAACAGTTCATCCTTCCGCTTGTCTGACTTCACCTTCAATTCCGTATTGGAAGTCTCAACTGCCTTGATCTGAACCGCAAGAATCTGTTGAGCAAAAGTCGCCATTGTTTTGTAGATGTTGTTTGTATTTGTATTTGTGTTTGTGTGACATCTTGATAAAATTTAAAAAATCTCTATTCAATTTTTTAGAGAACCCCCAAACCTTAAAATTTTAATAAAAAAAGAAAAAGAAAAAGAAAAATTGAACAATTATTAAATTTGTTATTATTATTAATTAAAAAATTTATTAATAATAATATATATAGATGAGTTTTTATGCAGTAGCAAAAGGACATAATATCGGCATCTATTATTTTTGGAATGATTGTAAAGAACAAGTAATAGGTTATAAAGGAGCAATTTATAAAAAATTTTCAACTGAACCAGAAGCAGAGGAATATATATTAAATATTAATTCTGTTAGCACTGAATTTTTTGAAAATATTTATAGTAAATTTGATGATTCCAAAGTTGATTATTTTGTTTATACCGATGGTTCTTGTTATAATAATGGTAAAATAAATGCAATTAGTGCAATAGGAATTTTTTTTGAAGAAAATAGTGAAAAAAATATATCAAAAGTTATAGATAATTTAGATTTTACTCATACAAATAATAGTGCTGAATTATATGCTATTTTACATGCATATGAATTAATAAAAGATGATTTAATTAATAAAAAAATATGTATTGTTTCAGATTCGGATTATAGTATAAAATGTGCAACAAGTTATGGAGAAAAATGTGCAAAACAACATTGGTCTAAAAATATTCCAAATAAAAATCTTGTTAAACAATTATATACAATTTATAAAACTAATCCTAATTTAAAACTTAAACATATTAAAGCACATACAAATGCAGTAGACATACATTCTTTGGGAAATAAAGAAGCAGATAAATTAGCATATAATGCTATTAAAGAATATAACAAATTTTAAATAATAATTTTAAATTATTTCATCTACTAAACCATACTCAAGTGCTTGTGTTGAATTCATCCATAAATCATGATAAAATAAATATTCTAATAAGTGTTCGTCTATACTTGTATTTTCTAAATAAATATCTTTTACTACATTCATAAATGTATCTACATTGGCATTTAAATCTTTTATATCCATTAATGAAGTTACTTCTTGTTCTTGTAACTTTACTCCATGAATCATTGCCAAAGAATGTTTATACATAAAACGCTGTGTTCCTGCGACAGATAACAATGTGGCTGCTGAAGCAGCATAACCTCTAATATATGTATATACTGGAATTCCTAAATTCTTAATTTCATCTACAACTGCTAAAGTTGGTAATAATGAACCACCTGGACTTTGTATAAATAAATTAATATATGGAGGATATTTATCATTACTTAATGCTTGATTTCTATGATGCATTAAAGCCTCTGTTAATTTAAAACAAGTTTCATCATTTAAACCACCTGTAAAATATATATTATTATTTATACGATTATTATTATTTCTTTGCAATATTTTTAATGAACTATCCATATAATTATCGTCATTGTTATATTCATTTTCATCATTCAATAATAATATTTTTTTATTATTAGCATTTAAATTAATTAATCCGTTTGATGCTAAAGTATTACTTATAAACATTCTTCTGTTCAATAAATTGTTAATATTAAAACATTCTACGTTTTTAAATGAAAATGCTAAAGCAATGATAATATGTTTAAATCCGAAAAACATATTATATATTTTTTAAGATAATAAATTTTAAAAAAATTTTAATAAAAGAAAATTTGATTAAAAAAAATTATTCACATTTTATTGTTTTGTTTGAATAAATAATATTATTAGATTTTTCTTTATTTTTTCTATTATTTAAAATACGAAAATAACTTTCTAAAGTTAAAAATGAAAATAAAGAACCATTTAAAAATAATAAAAAATTTAAGTATAATGTTAAAATTAAATTGTCTTTTAATATACTTGAATTATAATTAATATAATTTATTGTTACACCAAACAAGCATAGTGGATATCTAAAATAAATATACAAATAACTATTTATTTTCTTTTGTGTTATTAAAGTAATTTTTTCATTTTTATATAAACTCAAAGTTCCATATTCAATTATTCCAGGAAATCCAGCACAAGCAATATAAGCCATTACATATTGGTTTGTTTCCAAATAAAGAAAACAAGGAACAACCCCACATAAAACAAATAAAATATGATGAAAATAGTCATAATATGTCAAATTTTTGAAACTAATTATATGATATAAATGTAAAGCAATAATATAAAAACTAGAATTATAACTTTTGATTAATGGTGTTAATTTTAAATATGGATTATTATTAACATCTTCAATGTGTATTGTTGATATATTTAAAAATTCAGGATAAATATTTACACTAATAATTAAATTTATCAAAGAATGTAATTGAAACCAGCGCGATTTATTACCAAATGCGATAACAAGACAACGATCACAACAAAATATTATAAACAATATATATAAAAAATTATAACTATTGTAATAAGAAACCTTATAATTATTAACTGTTTCTATAAGTGTAATATTATGAGTATTGTTTTTAGTAATAACATCATAATATTTTGAATCATTATATATAAAACTTAAATAGGTATTAAAATATTCTTTATTAATTTGAAAACCATTAGTTGCTTCACAAAAAATTTTATCTATTGAATTTAATATATTATTACAATTCATTATTTATTTTTAATAAATTTAAAAATAAATATTTATATTGGTTTTTAAATATTTTAAAAATTATATTTATTCTAATCCATTATTATCTTCTAAAGAAGTCATCATACTTGCTGATATATTATTTAATAATGGGTCATTATTTAAAATTATGACACAATCTTTTAATTTATTTAATATTAATGTTAATTTTGCTACAATAATTGAATCGCTAACATATGTTTCTTGTAAATTTGTAATTCCTAAATTTGCAGCAATTATTGCATTTTTTAAATTATTACGAATATCATCATGGGATGAATTTACAATAAATTTTGTATATTTTTCTATTTTATCAACTAATTCTTCTAAATATTTAATAGAATTTTCTCTATTATAACCATTATATTTTCTTGTTAATTTTGAAAATAAAGAACTAGTATCTACAGATAATGACGTGTTTCCTGGTAATAAATTAACAGCAAGTTTATCATTTGGATTAAGTTGTTTCAATACTTCTAAATCCAAGAGAATAGTGTCAATATCCATAAAATAAAAAAATATAATAATATTAATATTATTATATTTTTAATTTAAAATAAAATATTTTATTTTAAATTAAAATATTTTATTTTAAACCTAAAGCAACAATCTTATCTCTAAATGAAGACAAATCACGTTTGTGATTATTATAATGTTCTAATGCAGTTCCTCTCATTATATTTCTCCAACAAACAGTACATTGTATTAAAGAATGATTTTGTTCAAAATGTTTACCATCAACTAATTCACGTTTTCCATAAAATCCACAATGCTTACATCTTGTAAATGCTTTTATACAAGCAGGAAATTTATCATTTGGAGTAATTGAGCCATTCAAATGTCTACGCAATTCAGCAGTTGTACTACAAGAAACATTACATCCTTCATTAGGACAAATTGATGGTCCAAATAAATTACGAACCATATCTAATTGTGTTGTATGACAATAATAACTCTCACTACGTCTATTTTTTATGTTAAGATTACAACCACAACCATTATATGATTTTTTTGAATAAACACTTCGCGCGTGTATTGGTTTATTTAATTCGTAATAAGCACGAACACAAGATAAACATGCTGGGGCCATGCTTTTTGCATTTTCACAACAAACACTATGAACTGGTAATGTCGCAATTTCCTGACAAATACCACAAGTTAAAGCTTCTTTGAAATTATCAACACTAATATCTATTTTATTATTTTCCATAATTATGAAAAATTTGTAATTTTATCTTATAAATTTTTTATTATAAATATCAATTTTTTATATAATTTTCTAAAATAAGTAATTGTTGTTGGTCATTTACTCCACTAATTTCATAAATATTATCTATTAATTCATAATTAATTGGAATATAATTTTTGACAAATAATTCAAAAATTTGTGTTAAATAATATTCATTTTGCTTATTATTATTATCTATTTTATCAATATATTGTAATAAAAGTTTTATATTAAAACTATAAATACCACTATTAATAAATTTTATTTCTTTTTCTTCGTCATTACAATCTTTTTCTTCAACTATTTTAATTATTTTATTATTTTCTATAACCATTCTTCCATAACCACTAGGTTCATCCAAATGTGCAATAATTATATTAGAAAATTCTGTATTATTTAATAAATTATTTATAGTTTTACTAGTTATTAATGGAACATCTCCTGATAAAACACAAACATTATATATATAGGTTGGCATTTTTTCTAAAAATTTTTTACAACATAATATAGCATGTCCTGTACCTAATGCTTCGTTTTGCATTATAAAATTTATTCTTTTATCTATGATATTAGGGTCTATGTATTTTTCTAATGTTTCTTTAATAACTGTATAATATTTTCCAACTATTATACCTATTTTATGTATTTTTAATGCCAACGATGTTTCAATTACATGAACAATCATTGGTTTATTATTTATTAAATGCAAAACTTTTGGAACTTCAGAATTCATTCGTTTTCCTAATCCACCTGCCATTATTAATATTACTGAATTTTTGTGATTATAATCAGATTTTTTATTTTCCATTTTATTAAAATATAGTTATTTAATAAATTTATTAGATTTACCTTTATATTTTAATATATCAATTATTTTGGTTGTTGTAGGGAATTCATCATAACCATAAATATCTTGTAATAAAAGCCATTCAAATAATCCACCAATATAAATATATAAATTACTAAATCCTAGCTTATAGAGTTGATTAAATTTATCTATAACTTTAGTATCACAGCAATTTTCACCATAAATTAATATATTTATAGATTTATTATTTTTTAAATAATTATTTAATGCATTAATTTCTTCTTGTGGAGAGAGTGTATTTTTTATTAGACAATCTTGATTATTATTTTCTAATGTATTAATAATTATAAATTGACCACAAGTAATATTATTATTTATTATATTTTGAACTGATTCAAAATTTATTTTATTTATACTTTGACTATTTCCCATATTATTTTTTATTATTAATTTAATATTATTATTATTAAAATATTATTAATATTAAATTAATAATATTTTAATAATAATAATAATAATAATAATAATAATAATAATAATAATAATAATAATAATAATAATAATAATAATAATAATAATAATGAAAAAATATATAATTGCTTTAATTTTATTATTACTATTACAAGGTTCTCAATATACGTATTCTAATTTTACAAATTATTATAATAATTTAACACAACTAGAAAAAAATATGATTAAATTTTACGCATCCAGTTACACAAACAGTTTTGTAGTAGTTAATATGTTTATATAAAATAATTAAAGATAAAAGTAATTAATCCAAATATTGTATCTACTAATAAAATTATCCAAGCATTTTTATTTTTATAAAAAGCCATAATTGAGAAAATAAAATATAATAAAGAATGTATTAATCTATTATTATTCCACCAAACTTTATTTCCAAAAAATCCTGTTTCAAAATTAGAATTATTTATATAATTTTTTAAAAACATTACACTTATTATTAATGTAATTAAACTATAATATGGTAAATAATTAACATTTATAATTTTAGCAATATAAACCATAAGTAATCTAGCAAATATACATCCAAACAAAAAATATAAAATTATTTTTATTTTAGCCATATGTATATAGATACTTATAATTATAAATATAAATATAAATATAAATATAAAATTATTTTATTAATTATAATTATAAATAAATTTATAAAAATTTATTTATAATGATTCCTGCTCCTATTCCACCTAATGGAATAACAATTATTGTAGAAAAACAATTTATAAATATTATGAAAAAAAATTGTGGTTTAATCGCCTTTACTTATGTATTTTTTTGTTCTGCATTTTTACCATTTGTAAAAAAAAGACGATTATGAAACACTTGTAAAAACTAAAATATCTCTATACCCTTCGTCTAGTTCGTCATTATATAATTCTATTGGTAAAATATCGTGATATAATTTATTATCATTTAAAATTAACATTTCTCCTTCGTCTAATTGAAGACCATGTACTAATTTTTTAGAAGAATCGTATATTAAATTTATACCACCTTTAATATTTGTTCTATTTATACAAGCAATACCAATTGCATTATATCCTTCTTGATGTATTCCTAAATTATTTAATTCTGATTTATTATTTGATACATAAACACGTATTTGATGGACTTTAATATAATTTATATTTATTTCATTATAATGATTTTTCAATTCATTATAAAAAGTATATAATAAAAATTTGAAACATTTATTATTTAAAATACTTGATTCTATATTACTGTATTTTCTAATAATAATACCATTATTATTATTATATTTTGATGAACAATAATATTGCAAATTTCCTATTATTTCAATATTATTAACATTAATAATTTTTAATAAAGAAAATGCTCGCATTCGTTTATCTTCATAATACATATCACGATTTAAATAATTAAATGAATCTTTTAACTCACTACATACTCTGTTTTTATAATTTGAATCAACCCTATAATAAAAATTTGAGTCTATTTTTTTAAATATTTTTAAATAATCTATTAATTTATTGCCTTCATCAAATCCGTTATAATGCATTAATGAAATTCTAAATGTACCATTTTCTTTATTTAATTTATAATAGTCAAATAATCTATTACAATAAAATGTTGAATTATTAGTTAATACTCCAATCTCATTTAAAATTAAACTAACATATTTTAAATCATAATCTTTAAAAAGCAATGAAAATATAGGGACTTTTGGTAAATCATTAGTTTCCATTATTTCAATATTTGGATTATTATTTAAAAAAACTTTAAACATATTTACAAATACACGTTCGTATATTTTAATTTTTTCTATTACAAATTCAAATGACTTTCTATTAAATTCCAAAAAATCATTACTAACTTTTGAATTATTGTAATTAAAAAATCTTGCAATTTCTAAAAAATATTCTTTTAAACCAATTATAGAATTCATATTTTCATAATTAATATCACCTATTTCAAGCTTTTTAGTAAATTCTTCACCGTTATCAAATACATTATGATTTTGATTCTCTATATTATAAATAAAATCACTATCTTTAATATAAAGAGCCGAAATACGTAGCCCGCAAAATTTATAAAAAGAAACTACATAAAAATCACATCCAAAATAATCTACATTAATCAACCCATGTGGCATTAATGAAACACCATCTACTAATAATTTTGTATCTGGATTGATTTTTTTTATTTCTTTATTTAAATAGTATATATCCAAAACATTTCCCAAAATATTACTAACATGAGGTAGTACTACTAAACTTGTATTACAATTAATATTTTTTAATAAATCATCATAACATATTTTATATTTATTATCAGGGTCATCTTTGTTTAACGACCAATATCTTAAAATTGCATTATTTTTTGTTGCTATTCTTTCAAAAGGAGTAATACACGATTCATGATTAAAATCGGCCAATATAATTTCGCCGTTTTTAATTTTTAAATATTTTTCCATTGAATTTGCTAAATTATATATTAGCTGCGTACAAGACCCCCCATAAACAATGTGTCCATGTTTATTGTTAAATATTATATTTACTATTTTTTTGGCTTCTTTAATATGGGCTGTAAGTGATTTTGATAATATATTATTTGTTTCTGGTTCTACATAATTATTTATTAAAAAATGATGATTAGCATTTAATACATGTTCTGGTAATTGACTGTTTGATGCATTATTGCAAAAAATATAATTAGAATATTTATTTAGTGTTGGAAAAAATCGCTTCATAAATAATGCTAATATAATAAATAAAATATTTTTATATATTTTTATATATTTTTATATATTTTTATATATTTTTATATATTTTTATATATTTTTATATATTTTTTTATATTTTAACTTAAATTCACTGTTATTGATACTTCCTCTTTTTTTATTCCTTTAGATGCATTGCTAGACAATTCTTCGCGTTTTTTTCTTGTTTTACTATTATTTGAAGTATTTGAACTCAGCGAATCGTTTGAACTATTTGAACTACTAGAGCAATTACTATCGGTTGAACTTATAGAATAATTTTTTGCTTTTGTAACACTATTTCGTATATTCATATCATTATCTATCGCATCATAATTTTCTGTAATATAAGTTATTACTTCATTTTCTAATGCCCATTTAAAAAAATTTAATTGTCCTATTGTGGTTTGTATAAATTTATCATTTTTATATGGTATTGTTATGCGTTCCCATCTACAAAATGGATCAAAACGTTTTTTACTATATGCTTTTAATTTAAGTTTGTAGTCATTATAAACTTTAAATCTGCTTTCACTTGGAATGCTATATACTGTGTAATATTTTTTGGAATAATTTGTAGCAAACCAATCAACAATTCGCAAAGATATTTTTGATTGCCCATTAATTATTTCTAACATTTTTTCAAAATTATTGTCTTTATGATAAAATTGCATTAATTTATTCAATAAAAGGTCATTTTGTGTATTATATTCCATAATTATTATTTAAATTTTAATACTTACTTTTAAATTAAAATTTAAATAACTATTATTTTATATGATTACTAAAATTATATAAAAACTTTAATTTATATAATTATAAATGATGATATTAAATGCTAAAAATTTAATATTGGATGAAAAATATTATAATCAAATATTAGATTTATATACTATTTTTACAAAATTTGATAATAATATTATGACATATGTTAAATTAAAAAAAATTTTTGAAAATTTACCTGAAAATCATTTTATTAAATTTTATTTAGATGAAGAAAATAATATTATTGGTGCAATTACATTAATAATTGAACAAAAAATTATACATAATGGACAATGTGTAGGTCATATTGAAGATTTTGTTGTTTTAGAAAAAGAACAACATAAAGGAATTGGTGAATTACTTTTAAATCATGCTATTCAAACTGCAAAACAAAATAATTGTTATAAAGTAATTTTAGATTGTCATCCATTATTAGAAAATTATTATATTAAAAAAGGATTTTCAAGAAAAGGAAATAATATGGGATTATATTTTTAATATTGTCATATATAATATATGGAGAGTAGTTATCAAAAATATAAAAAATTTATAAATAGGGATGATATAAAATTAATACGTAACAAAGTATATAAACTACGAACTTTATTAAAATATTATAATGAAAGATCCCCTAATTTTAATACAAAAAAAAAAGATATTAATGATCTAGCATTGGAAATTTTTAGGATACATAAAAATTATATTAAATTAAAAGATTTTATTAGTCAATTAAACACATTTATTTGGAATCATACTAAAGAATTTAAAGAAATGCAAAATGATTTTTATGAAATTACACATTTATTAGAAGAAGTACAAACAGGAGATATTGTAGATATGAATGTTGCTATATATACTCCATTTGGAAATATAGCAGAAAAACTAACTAGTAATTCCAGAAAAAGACAAAGAGTAGGTAGTAAAAAAAAAACTAAAAAAAGAAGAAAAGCTAAAAGAAGAAAAAATTGATTAAAAAATAATTATATTATTAGCTATTAAAATTAAAAATATAATTATTCAAACTATGGATATTGAAAACTGCAATATTTGTATGCCTTGTGCTCCAAGTGACAATATAGAAGAACTATTAGATTCTATGTCTTCTTGTAGTGTTGAAAATCAACCACTAACTATTTATATTGCAAGTCTTTTAGAGCGTTTGACAAGAGAAATGATTTTAACTAAAGAATATGATGAAGAATCAGGTGGATATATTTTAAAAATTACTCCACCTTCTTGGTTTAATACTATTACTGAATTTCATCAAAATATTTTGATTAAACTTATTGAGCCAGTATTACAAGAATATACTAAGTAAATTGTTTATTATTTTAATTGAAAAAAAATTGATAAAAAATAAATTATATATTTTTTATTTATTAAACCTATAAAACTATAGTAATATAAAATTCATTATGGAAGAAATCACAAACTTAAGCAAAACTATTCATTCTGGTGTTATCGTCTCTTCATTAAGTTATGAACAATATAAGAGTTATATACATTATATTGTAAATCGTGTTATAAACGAAAATTTATTTGTTATTGAAGAAAAAAGAATAAATAATAAACTTACGTTTTCAATAAAATTAAAGCGTGTAGAGTGGTATTTAGAACTAGAAGATGATGTTAAATGTGATGTAGAAGATAATTTAAAAAGACATATTATTAGAGTAATTCAATCTGCAGAAGAATTTGAAGGGCTCAATACTACATTTATTGATAATAATACTGCGAATGATATAAGCAATGGAACAAATAGGATATTAGGAGAAAATGATGACCATAACAAAAATAAGCGTCAAAGAGTTAATATTTAATTTATGCTAGAATCTGACTTTTTGATTTTGATTATATTATTTTCTAATTGTTTTGTAAATAAAAATTTGTCACTATTTTTTCTTCGTCTTTGAAGATTACATTTTAAACAACATACAATAGTATTTTCGTTGCTATGTTCATCATAATTATTTAATCTATCTAACGTCCATTGTTCCTCGTCTCTCACTTTTTCAAAAAATAATTTCATATTTTTATTACAATAATAACATTTTAATTTACAACTTACTAATTTCTCTATTACATTATCTAAAGTAATTAAATTAGCATATTCATGATAATCTTTTTTAATATCTTGTTGTTTATAGCTGTTAATTTTGGCTTTTAATTCTCCCAAAATAAAATTACGTTCTTCAAATTGATTACCCATATATAGATTATTAATAGTTTTTACTTGTTCACTGTGTTGTTTCATTGCTAATATAAAATTATTTGATGGGTCTAAACTGTTTTGTTTATTAAATTTCACTATTTTCTCTCGTATTTTATCGGGTTTTTCAGGTTTGTCAGCTATTATTTTGTTATTTTTTTTACTTTGTATATTTATTGTTTTCATTAATATAACTAGTTATATATATTAAAATAGTATAAACTTAAAAACATATATAATATAATATGGCGACTTTAAATAAAGAAGAAAAAGAAGAAAAAGAAGAAAAAGAAGAAAAAGAAGAAAAAGAAGAAAAAGAAGAAAAAGAAGA